TCGTCAGTTGCTGCTCGCCGGCCTGGTACAACGGGTTGAACCCGGCGAACTGGCGCTCGGGCAACGCTGCTGCAACATTACGCGCCTGCTGCAGGTTTTGCAGGTACGCGCCTTTGAGTTCCGGATCGATGCTGGTGGTCTGGGTTTGCGTGCCGCCGCTGCTTCTAGACATTCTGAATACTCCTCTGATCTTGATTCTTGCCGATCATTTGGCAAAACTGCAATCCGCGTTTAAGCAGGAACCTGCCGAAACAATTGCTCTTTACTTTAAGGCCCATCTCCTCGGCCATTGCGATGGACCAGGGCGTAGCGATTGTGTACGCCGCGAAGACAACGAACTTGCCAAACAGATCGTCGCGGCTCATCCAGCGCACGACGTGCTGCGCCCACCGGACATATCCGTAATAGGTCTCGGGGTTTTCTTCAATTAGCAACGCGCCAAAGGCTTGATCCGCCTCGTAGATTTCGGTCGGCATCTTGCCTAGTTCGTGCAGCTTGGTGCAGATGATTTTTCCGCCACCACCACCGCCACCACCGCCACCGCCGTCAGCAGGAGCCAACCCAGAAGAGTCCATGCTAGGGTCGGCTCCAGGTCCGGTATCGCCGCCAACATCACCTGGATCGCCGCCTCCTATGAGGCCAGCAATGTCGTTATTGGTTTCAGCCTGCTCCGCAGCGGCTGCAGCAGCAGCGGCAGCAGCGGCGGCAGCGGCGCCTGCAGGAGTCCCGACGTTTCCGGTGGTGCCAAATCCACTCATGCCAACGCTGTCAGCCACTTCACCACCAGTGACGGCGTTGGCAGCGGCTTGACCAGCTTGCGCGGCTTCTGCCAGCGTCTGGTTTGCGACTACAGCATTCGCTGCGGCCTGGGCGGCTGCGCCCTGCGCCGCAGCAGACATCCCAGCTGCCTCGGCAGTTGCGGCTGCGGCTGCTGCGGCGGTGGCAGCAGCCCCGCCCGTGCCGCCAGGGCCGGCAGTAGCCGCAGGACCGCCCATAGCGTTGATGCCCATTGTGTCAGCCATCGCCTGGGTCTGGGCCGCGGCTTTTGATTGAGGGCCCTGATTAAATAGATTAGCAATGAACCCAAGCGGCAGCCCTGTTACAAGCCCCAAAGCAGTCGCGCCCGGCACGTTTACAGTGTTAGCCGTTACAACGCCCTCGGGAGATAGTGTGAATCCACCAAAGCCAGTGCTCACAGACCCGCTAGGCGATACAGCAGAAGACGAATTCCCACCAAGTAGACCACCGAAACTAAAGCTGCCAGGTGTTGCGTTTGGGTTCGGGGCGTCAGGGTCAGGTCCGCCACTAAAGCCACCGCCGCCATCACCATAAAGCAGCCCAGAACCATCAGGCACCACGGCAGGCGCCTGACGTCCATACAGGCCAGTATCGTATCCACCCGTAAAGCCTTCACCGTAGCCTGCGCTGTAATACGGCTGCTCTTGCGCATACTGCGCCATCAGCCGCGAATAAACGTCGTCTGTACCGGTGTAGTACGGTAGTCGTGTTGCCACTTCAAAGCTCCTTGCTTACTATGAACCATCGAGGTTCATAGCCCTCATCTTTCATAAAGGTGCGCTCCCAGCCTCTTCGGCCCGAGAACGTCGACCTGCTGCAACCATGACGCTTGCCCCAAGCCTCGACGTATGGTCGCATGACTTTGAGTTCATCGAGGTCGCCGCCGGCCAAGAAGCAATGAAGCTCTTTCAGTCGCGGATAGACAATGATCTCGGTAATTGCTGCGGCGTTCGGTGCAGGCCAGAGTTGATACTTCCCCTCCCGCACACCCGTCGCAATGTCTTCAATTCCGTGTGTCCCTCCAGAGTATTCTAACGCCGCCTCCAGGTATTGCGCGCATCTTTGAAACTCTTGCTCATCCATTAACGGCCACCCGCTGCCACCGCCTCCATCCGAGGCACGCCAACCCGCCAATCATCGAGCACCGCCCCCGTATATCTCACCTTAACCTGGCGGCCAGAAAAGCGCACATCCGTCGGCTGCGACGCGGTATAGGGGCCGAAAGTCGTCTCGGTGGACATCGGGTACTGGCGCACTTTAAATGAGACCTGCACCTCACCCAGCGTCTGCTCATCCGGTACCAATTGGCGCACGCTCATGGTCTGGTCGCCATTGCCCAGTTCAATGGGACCGGACTCGGCAAAGGGCACCGCCGAGTCGTAGGCGTAGCCAACCTCGTGCTCATAGATGTATCCGTCAGAAGACACCATCAGCGGGTTTGCAAACACACCGCGGTCAGTGCCGGCGGTACGCGCCAGGTCGCCGATCGCCCAGTGGCCTTCGCGGTAGTTATATACAACATAAGAATCATTTTCGTTTGAAGATGACGACGGGTAGAACCACCAGATCTCGCCGTATTTGCTATTGTTGACAGCGTAGATTTTGCTGGCCTGCGAATAATTAATGTCCTGGAAGACAAAATCTGACACGTCGCACGGCAAAGGCTTGACGTATCCGTCATATGTCCAGAAGCCGGAACGCGACATCCAGATGGCCGCCGTCTCAATCGCCGCCACAGCTTGCGAGGAAATTACCCCGCAGGCCGAGCCGACCTTCTCAAAGCTGTACACATAGGGTAAACCCACATACGTCGCGGTGTGAACGTCAACGTCCGTGAAAATGATTGACAAGCCTCGCACACGCTTGCCGCATTTGATATCTCCGACTGTAGTCAATTCGAAGTCGCCAGCCTGGTTATCAGCCGCGGGCGTCCACACCGTATTGTCTTCCTGGTCACACCAGGCGATCTTGCGGGTATTGCCACCCGCGCCCAGGGCGAACACGAACCTCTCCGAGGTGGTCAGTACCGCCTCGTTGTCTACTGGCGCGTTCACGATCGCAGCGGCCAGCGTGGGCGTGGAAAAGCCCAGCTGCCACTCATAGAGCTTGCCGTCAGAAGTCGAGCAGCCCACCAGGTACTCGCCCCAGGTATCCAGGCTCCAGGTGGTTGCTGGGATTACTGGCGACGTATCTGGGCGTGCAACACCGTAGGCGTAAGAACCATAAGCTCCGTAGCCATAGCCAATTTTCAATATGCCATCGGCAGACCCAGCCGTGAAGCCTGTCGGGGTGATATCTTTAAGAGTGCCGCCATCATTCATGGCGTAGAGCTTTGAGTGCGTACCAGCAGCGATCCAGCGGTTTCCGCTGTTGTCGCGCCAGTTCAAAAAGCCGCGGCAGGCGCCAGTCATCTGTGAATTGGAACGCTTGCGCCACCCGCCCACCGGGCGCATGGTGTTCTCAAACCAGCGAACGAGAGAGGCGTCAAAGTACCTGCCGGCCGACTGGTATTCCGTGCCGTTACGGTACACGCCTGGCGGGATCTGCAGCTTGATGTAGGGCATGGTCAGGCCGATCTGTTAGATACAAAACAAAGTGTAGCAATTGCTGATGGTATTGCCGGCCGGTCAGGCGATGAGCTGGTGGCGAAATGCTCCAAACTAACGCCCACATCAGACGTGCGCCAAACAATTTGAACGTAGTCGCCGCTAGACAGGTCAACAAAGAAATTCAATGCAGCGATCAAATGACTTGGATCGCCTCCACTTTTCCTTGCCGGCAAGTGAAATCGGCTGTTTGAGCCGCTAATGTTCGTCCCGTTTTTACGAAACCAGATGTCCAGATCCTGCCCATCGTTAGTCGTGTTTTTTAACTGGACCGAAAACTGTAAATTGTAAAGTCCTGCCTGCGAGACATTAAAACGCGATGTGTCGCTTAACGTGACCCCATTGGAAAAATCAGTTGTGTTAAACGTGACTGGGTACGCCGTCGTCGTATTGGCCGCGACTTGATCTGTCGAATCCTGAAACGCGCCGTAAGGCGCATTAATATATTTGCCGCCGCGAGGTCCGAAAAGCGCGGCAATTGAATTAACCAACTTGATGAAGAACGTGCGCATGGCGCCGTTGCTCTGATCAACAAACGCACCCTCGTAGCCTTGCGGCGCCGACCCGATATCGGGCGGCGCAGGCACTTGAATTTGTTGATAGAGGTCTGTCATGTCATCGCTTCATGCGCGTGCGTGATGTGCTTGATCCGGTCGTCTAGTCCAATTGTCCCACCATTGATTTTTTTTGTCATCGCGGTGTAGTCCTTGGCATCGGCCTCCTTGTTCAGGCTGCGCTTGTTCCAATACCACCCGGCGGTCATTGCGGCCCAGCGCGGGGCCAGGATTAAATCTGGCGAATGGATGAAGTCCTCCCGCAAAGCATCCGAGGCCAGCATATAGTTGTCCTTTCCGGTCAACTGGATCAGCCCTCTGCCGTGGTACAGCCAACCGTCCCCGGTCTCTTCTGTGCCGTTACCCATCCTGCCGCCATAGACGCGGTTGGCGATCTTCTCGGGGTTTCGGTGATAGGGCTGCGCGGCCTCCAGCGTCGGGAAGCGGCTGGGCCAGGTCTTCATCAGGCCCTCTGCGGAGTAGTTCAGGTTCTCCTCCAGCGTCTTGAAATTCGCACTTTCATGGGCGCACTGCCCGATGAACGCAGCCTGCCGCAGGGGCGTGTTGATCTCGTAACGGTGAAAGACTTCTTCTAGCGGCTCAACCCAGTCAACGCTGATCTTGAGCTTGGTGAGTGTGTTGGCGAGGCTCATCATTTGATTGCCGGCGCCTTAGACAGCATTTCTGTCTTTGCCTGGGAGCCAGCGCTGGAGCCAAAATAGTAGGCAATGATTCCTGTCCAGGCGGTAGACAAACTGCCTAGCATCATCAGGATCGTGGGGTTGTTGCCGTCCACCTTGCCAAACATCATCATGGCGAGAATGCCAAAGAAACCGACGGTGATGATGGCCGCCAGCGCTGGTGGCACGATAGAGCGGGTCGTAGCCTGCATCTCGCGAGCAGACTTGCGATCTTCTACTTCCAGCTTGGCGAAGTTAAGACCAAGCTCCTGCGCTTGTTTTTGAAGCTCAATTTCCGCAACCTTGACCTGCGCGATCTGCTCTGCCGTCAGCTTGTTGTTGGAGATCATGTCCTGAACTTGATCGGGTTCGACGCCAACAGCTTTTGATATAGCCGAGACTGCCATCCCTGCCAACGGCCCGCCAAGCGCCGAGGCAATAGTAGGTGCGAGTTGTTTTAGCCAGTCCATTACTGCTTGCTCCTTGATAACATAGTTGCTGCGATCTGCAAAAGAATACGGTACGAATCTACATCCGGTGGTTCTTCTTTCCAGCCCACCGTGATCTGCCCGACCAGTTTACCCGGCTCGGGCGGAACACCCACCCGGCACCCGTAGGTCATTCCCTTTTCCAAGTACCACAGGCCGATCTCAGACTGCGCCGTCTTATAGGCGCCGCAAGGTATCTCGCCAGCCATCAACGCCACCACATCCCGGTTGTTGGCAGCGTTCGCCGTGAACAGCCCGACGTCCAGCCCTTCGTGCGTCTTCTCGCGGCCCTGTTTTGTATATGCCCTGTGTAGCACGCGAGTGCCGAACATGGGATTCACTTTGAAGATTGCCACAACCGCAGCGTCTGTGTTTTTGAACAAGTGCGCTGCTACGTCCTCGACTCGGTCTTCGGCAATCGCTGGCAGCTTCTGTTGCTCCTTATAAGCACCTAACAAAAACGCCTGGTTCTGCCAGACAAAGTACCCTGCAAACGTGAAGACCGCCATCAGCAGGATGGCGAACAGCTTGAACGGGGAGTCAACGTAGCCAAGGATCTTCTCGATCAGGCTATTGGGATTGACCTTCTCATCGCTCACGACATTACCTGCCTAACGATAAAAATTATGATGGCTCCAATAATCCCAACGGCAATCGACCCGCCAACAATCTGAGCAATCAGCAGACGCTGGGCCACCAGAGTGCGCCTGGCGATGATGGCTTCGCGTTCTGCCTTAGCACGCTCTTGCTTGATCTTCATCCGCTCCGTGAGCATCATCGCCCACAGTTCAGGATAGCCGCCGTAAACCAGTTGATGCTTTAGCTGCTCCTCTGCTTCACGCAGGGCGTTTGCCTGCATAACGATTTCCATCGCCTTAGACGTGTCCGACTGGCCCTTCTTCGCCTTGTCGTTGGCGGCTTTCTGGACGACATCCTTCGCGTCGAAAAATTTGCCAAACTCTCCAACTAAGCCGTTAATGTCCTTGCCTAGTTTAATTGCTTTTTGGATGCCGGCGACCGCAGCCTGGGCGGCAGCGAATGCTGTTATGGGATCCATAGCACCCAGAACCCCAGCTTAACTAATGCCAGTACAGCAGCCAAGACAATGCTTGCAAGCAGGAAGGCAAAAAACCAGTCAAGCATTTCTTTTTTTCCATTGCAAGCAAACTACTTTGAACTTCACATAGTCTTCGTACATCCACCGCACGCACTCGTACTCGACCGGCTTTGGTGGAGGCTGCTGCGCGAGGAGGGCCAGCGTTAATGCCGCAGCAAACTTGCCCAGATGACGCCCGCCATTGACAAAATCATTACCCCCGCCACTTTGAGCAGGATGCCTTCAATGCGTTTCAAGCGAGCATTGATCTGCTCGTACCTGACGGCGCAGATCTCTTCGTGCGTCATCAGCTTGGCGGCAGTCATGTCAATCGTGTCCATGATTATTCCTCAGCAGGCAGGGGCGTGTTGCCAGCGGCCAGCCACGCGAGGTACTGCTGGTAGTCGGTGTTGGCTGGGTCGAAGGGGATGGATAAGCCGTCAGGAAGGCGTGTAACGCTGCCAAAATTTGTGAGTTTATAGTTCATCTTAAAGCTCCGCGCTCAGTCCAAGATGAGCGGACGTCGTGTTGTTTGTGTCCATTGACATAGGGCGGTTTGTCGTAAGACCAGACGCAACGGTTACCGCAATTCCGCAGGAGTTTGGAGACGCTTGCGAAATACTTATCGCTGTAGCTGTAAAACTGCTGCTTGCGTCACTCGCCCGAAAATTGGAAACAGAGTTTGCTGACAGCGAGGGGGTAGAACGCATTACCGCAGAAAATCGCGGCACAAACACTTCCATTGCTGTGGCGCTGGTTGCGTACCCAGTCGCAATGCGCTCAAAACTTGCTGTGCCTCCCCAGTATTGATAATAACGCTGACACATCGCCAACTCCCGCCCGTAGTCGCGGCGCTCAAACGGCGAGGCCACAGTGCCCGCTTCAAGCTGGACGTTACCAATAGTCCATGTGCCGCTGGTCTGTGCTCCAACAGAAAACTCAATTTGCAGTCCTGTGGTTGCTGCGGACGGAATGCTAATCGTGGTGCTATACCCGGTCACAGTG